ACTGGTAAAGATTGTAATTTTTTCTCTACGTCTTCTTTGTGGTACTTTATATTACCAGTTGTTACACCACTAAAGATAGAATCATACCTAAGTCCAACGTAGTTTTCATTTAATTCTAATGTATAATGTACAACTGTTTTACCTTTTCTCACAACCTCTGAACCAAGAGCTTGTAACGTCCACGACTTACCAATACCAGCTGGAGCGACTACAACACCAAGTTCACCAGCACCAAGACCACCATCTGTTATATCATTGATAACATCCCACGGAGTCTTAACTGTTATCCTAGCAGATTCTGATAATCTTACCTCTAACGATGGAATATAATCATGACCTAAATCTCTTTCTGAACCAGCCTTCATTGCATTATCTATCAGAGACTTTATACCATCATAATTTTTATTTTCTAACATATCAACCGATTCTAATATAGCAGTCTTCAACGTCTGATTTTTACAAAAGTCTAATGTTTCTGATTGTACAAACTCCAAGTCTGTAGCTTCTATGTTCTTCCAAACATCTCGTAACTTATCCACTACACCAGATTTCAATACATCATTATCTATTTCATCTATCTTATATTTTACAACTTCTAATGTGGGTTGTTTCTTGTACTCATAAAAGTAATCTCTGATAGCCTTAACCAACCACTTGTTTGAATCTGAATCAAACATATCTGGTTCTAATATATCACTAATTGTTTGAATGAACTTTATATCACTCATTAATGAAGCTACTATTTTAGATTGAAACGATGTACCAAATTGGGTTAATGTTTCACTCATTTACTCTCCTTTCTAAAAACAAAAATAGGTTCGTATTTATAACCAGCACCCATCACACTTGATAACGTTAATTGTAAAGTATCTTCTTGAACAAATCCTAGTTCTTTAGCAATACGAATGGTTTCTTTTTCTATAAACTTATGTTTAGGTGTGTCTGCAATATTTATTAACATATACCTATTTTCTTTTAATCCAATATAACAATTTTCAATGGTCTTTTTCAAAAAACCATTTATCCATTTATTTTCTGTAGGGAATTTAACAAAACTTTGTGTACTTTCCAAGCTATATTTTTCAGTATCAAAGTAGGGTGGCGAAGTAAAACATAAGTCGAGTGATTCTTTCTTTGGTGTATACTCCTCACTACCGAGTTTATAAATATCAACTTGTTTTCCCAAATACGAAAAATCTTTCTTCATCTTTAGAAGTCCATCATATGTTTTAGTAGATGGTTCTGTACCTATGTAATGTTTTGTATTTTTAGCTGATAAGAATCCAAGTAACCTACCACCCCACCCGCATGACATATCCCAAATAATATCACCACCAAACTTCTCATAGATTAGTTTAGCTGCTGTAGGTCTGAAGTTGGATACAGCCTGTGTACCCGAGTAAATTTTCAAAGACTGTCTAAATCTATTCTCATGAAATTTGTTCTTCTCTCTACCCTCTTCTCCCTTGTAATGTTTTAACTCAAAGTTCCAAGTTTTTCGTATTGTTGATTTCAACTTATCATCATCTAAAAATATTTCCATAGGAGACATCTTTGCACTACCACATCTAACTTCCCAAAAATGTGGGAAGTAAGTCCATGCCAGTCTCAAACAGTGCATTGTCTGAACTATCTTATCACCATCTAGTATTGTATTCACATCAAACTTTTTTAGTTTTTTCATATGTTCATACTTTTCATCATCTCTGATAGTATAATGTGGAAATCCTTGTTCTCTGTAATACTTAAATATTACTGCAATACCCTCTTCAATATCAAGTTCTTTAATATTGTTAGTAACTCTGTGATATTCTAATTCTAGAGTATCTGTGTCTAAGAACTTATTTAATACTTCGTAGTTTACACTCATTGATTGTGTGATTTTTCTGCATAACGATTAAGTTGATTAAAGTTAGTCAATAACCAACTAGTTAGATTAGGTAAAGCTGTATACAATTTGTCTTCTAAAAACATCTTTTCAAACTTAAACTTGACCAACCTATTTATTGGTGCATTTACTCTATCTATTATTTTTGTTTTTGTAGAAGCTGAGATGTCAACATCTGATAATTGCATTAATCTGTAGTTTAAATCTATAGTATCTTTATGTTCTGGTAATTCATTTACAACTTCATCCATCTTCACTATACGATTTTCACTAAGGAATGGTAACTTCTTCTGTATTGTCTTTAGTCCAAGACCACGAACACCACTAATATTATCTGACTTATCACCATCCAATACTCTATACCAAATAAGATTGTGAGATGAAATACCATATTCTTCCAACACAGCATCCTCATCGTACATTTTCTTTTTGGTTGGGCTCCAAATCTTTATCCTACCATTAGCTAACTGTAAGAAGTCTTTATCAGTAGACATGATTGTAATTTGAGAATCAGTAAGAACTTGTCTACAGATATATCCTATGGTATCATCTGCTTCAATGTTATCATACGACAAAACAGTAAGTGGTAAAGCTTCTAAGTACTCAACTACTCTTTGTATCTGCATAATCATATTCATTCTCTCATCATCTTGTGATGCAAAACTATTAGAACGATTCACACGATACTTTGTTTTTCTGTTTTGTTTATATTGAGGATATATCTTACGACGCCGACTAGAACCCCCCTTGCCATCAAATGCTATGATGACACGGGTAGGTCTAATCATGTTTACGACATAAGCAATACTTCTTAGAAAACCAACTATTCCACCAATGTGAATACCATCCTCATTAGTAGTTGGTATAACACTAAACACTCGGATAAACGTGTTTAGACCATCTATTATTAGTACTTTGTCGTTAGGGTTTCCATCATCTAATGAACCACCCTTTTTCTTTATCTCTTCGAATATGGATAAGTATTTCTTATTACTCACTAACTTCCTCTTCAACTACAACGTCATCAATACCAAAGTTCTTTTCGTATTTAAGAACGACTTTATTACAAATCATCTCATAACAGTATGATTTAAATTCGTCATCCTCTAGATATTCAGCCCAATCTTTAGATTGAAACTTAATCTCTTTACCATTGTGGTCATCCATAGTGTACCAAGCACCACCTTGTTTTACAAGTTTGTGTTCTTTCATAACGTGTAACCAACTACCTTCGTTATCAATACCACTCTCAAAGTAAAGTTCAAAGTCAGCATGTCTCATGGGTGGCCCAAGTCTGTTCTTTATGACTTGTGCTCTCATCTTCATACCGATAGTGTTTTTCTTAGTATCTTTTATCTGACCAACATTCTTTAGTCTGATACGAGTTGAAGCATGGAATGGTAATGCTTTTCCACCGCTTGTTGTCCAAGGGTCTCCAAACATAACACCAAGTTTCTGTCGTAACTGATTTGTGAATACCAAAGCTATTTTCTGTCTACCAATCATCTGAGTAATCTTTCTCATAGCTTTAGAAAGTATAATAGCCTTAGAAGTAGCCCAACCATCCTTGTCGAACTCTGCTTCTAATTCTACTTTTGTTGTAGCGGCAGCTAATGAATCTACTAAGATAGTTACTAATCTATTTTTGTCTGATTCACGAACCTTAGCGACTATCTCTTCGATAGCTGAAAATATATCTTCTACTGTTTCTAAGTGTAGGTATAACATACTCTCAACATCAACTCCGATAGCCTCAAGGAAATCAGTACTAACTGCAGTTTCTGTATCTATATAAACAGCAACACCACCTTTTTTCTGTGTTTCAGCAAGTACGTGAGCTCCGATTAAGGATTTACCACTACTCTCTAAACCGTTCAATTCTGTTATTCTACCAACAGCAATCCCACCATCAGGTCGGTTTGATATTGCCAAGTCCAACATGGTTGAACCAGTAGAAATAAAGTCTTTGATATCAGTAGGTGTTGTGTCTGAACCATCAAGGAAATATGCTACTTTCATATCCTTGAATTGTTTATTAATGGTGTCTGCTAAGACACCAGCTAAGTCATCTCTAGTTGACATATAGTTCTCCTATAAAATAAGGGTGGTTCCATCATCAGAGCTTTTACATGCATGGATATGTGGTTTTAACCCAAACCACCCTATATTTTTTTATTTAGTTATTAAATAAGTCGTCAAAT